ACTAGTTGCAGTATTTAATTTTCTTCTAATTCTATAATTTGTTGTATCTAATTCTGGTTGTATAAATGAATCATCAACTTTGAATCCACCAGAATTTGGATCTCCAAGATTGTTTAAAGTAACTTCTCTTGTAGTTTGATTAATGTTTGCAACAATGGCACCAGAATATGCAACTGTTTCTGTGGATCCCTGTAATATATCAACAGTATCTCCAACTTTAAGATTCGATTTATCAGTTTCAGATTCTAATGTGAAAACTGAGGTATTGATTCTCTTTACTTCAAAAGAAGAGCTGGTATTATAAACTAATGTATTTGCAAATAATTCTTTGTATGTTTTGTTTTGGGTAGGATTTAAAATTATTTCACCAACATGTTTAACATAAATTCTTTCACCCTCATCAGTCAGGTAGATATCAGTAATTGGTTTAAATCCAGATAAAACACCGCCAATTCTAAATTTTACTATTTTGGTTAAATCTCCATTTTCATATCCATAAAAGAAATCATCATTACGAATATCATCTCTAGAATTGATAATATTATTAATTCCAGTACAACTTAAAAATTGATTTATAGTTTTATCTGCATACGAAATTTTATTATTTCCAGAAATTAAAGTTCCAGTAACACCAAATCCAACAGTAGAATCTACCGTAATGACTGAAGAACCAACGGATACTTTTCCAATCACTCTTGTTTTTGGTTGAACATTAAAAATTCCATCTATAAATTCTTTATCATCATACCCAAGAAATAATCCAAGTTTGTAATAGCTTCTTGTACCTGTCCTTGTAAAAATTTCTACCTCAGACACTGATGCCTTTGTATTTGGATCCGTGGATTTTATGATAGTTTGTCCAACTAAATTATTTGGTTCTCCAGAAATTTGTTCGACAATTATAATCTCTCTTCTTAAAAACTTTGCAGTTGAAGGTTTCGTTAGGTAATTTTCTAGATCTATTACTTTTGGATCAATTCCATAAAGAACATTGAACAGAATTCTAAATGATTCTTCAGTTCCTTTTGCTTGATAAAAACTTCTTGCCTCTTTAATAAAATTATTTACATTTAAATTTGCTACAAAATCTACGTCTTCTAAACCTGGAGTGAGTAAATATTTTACTTTTTTATAAAATTCTTTTAAAAATAAAGAACTTAAATTTTTAACTGATGCCCCTTTAGAGTGAGAAGTAGCGTCTGTAGAACTAAAGACTAATTCTTCAGGATCTAAAGTGCTTTTATATTTTGTGATACCACTGAATCCACGCACACAACCAGTAAATGTATTAGTTGTAATTCCTGTATATGTAAAAATTTCATCATTAATTTGAAATAATCCATACTCATTTGGAAATCCTTTAGTAGATTCCACCCTAACAACTTTTGCAGTGGGAATGATAGATTCACTAAGTGTAGTTACACCAACAATAACTTCTGGAGTGAAATTATCTAATTTGAGATATTGGTCAAGATTTTCTACAATATCAGAGGGTCCACCCTGATATTCTTGGGAAATATAATATTGCTTTAAAAAATCTACAAATTTTGGATTTTCTGAGAGTATAAATTCTGGTAGTTGATTTTCAATAATCTGCTGAACTTTTACTCTCTGCTCAAAACCAGTTGTTATCATCTTATACCCTCTTTAATTCTCCGTTTAAGTAACTAGAAGTTATTTTATACCCAACTCCAGATATCTGTTCTCCAGAAGATATTGTATCCTTCACCATATTTATCTTACTCTTGCTAACATCAAAATACAAATAAAGATCTTTTAGACCAATCACATCATTAGATTCTGGATATGCTTGTACTTCAATTATATTTTCACTAATATCAGTTGATTTAATATTAACTGGATTAATCATTATTTCTCCAGTGTTATAATTAACTGTTCCAGCAGATTTAACTACGACTACATATTTTTCTTTACCATCAGGTGTTTCTTTTACAATTGAAATAATACCTTTTCCTGTTCCGTCTAGATCGCCTGTAGAATTTTTATTAGGAGCATCTGTAAAATAAACGGTTTCTGTCTCACCTGCAATAGTAAAACCAGTGCTCTTAATATTAAATCCAATTGGTTTTATATTAAATTGATTTCCAAAACATAATTCATATGTTGTAACCTGATCAATCAATACTTTAAGATTTCTTCTTATAATCACTCTTGTGATATTCGAAGTAATTGCATTATCAACGCTGTCTATGATTTGATTTATTTTACTATATTTGAATCTACCTCCAAATTTATTAATATTGGAAGAAGAATAAGTCGTTAGGGCATTAATAATATTTGTCTTTAATTGGTTAACACTAGAGGTCTGAGAATTATTGTAGTAAATTCCAGCATCAATCTCAACATAAAGTATTTTCAAGTCTACAATTTGCTGATTAATTCCTGCTAAAGAATATTGTTTTAGTTTGGATAAAATTTGCTCTTTATCAAAATCAGAAACATATTCACCATTTTTTGGTTTAATACTGATAATAACATTGCCAAATTGTGGTGGATCTAATTCTTCACCACCAACAACAGATACAGACTCAGTGCCTGAATAAATTGACTGAATAATTGTCTCATAGTCACGAGTTGTAACTGCACGATATTGTGAAGAATATAGGCGCGGAGCAAAGTATTTGATTGAATCGGTTGATTCAATATCAGATCCATTTCTTGCTGAAGAAACAGTTGTGATTGTAACTAAATTTGTAGGAGTTACAATATTATTCAGGGAATCTCTAACTCTTCCTGAATAAGAAAAATTAGTTCCTCCATTTCCATTTTTACCATTAGTTACAATATAAGTAACTGTAATAAGACTTCCATGTTCTAATTTCTTACCAAAATATCCATCACCAAATAAAAGTTCATATTTTTCATCTTGAATTTCTTGTAACAGATATGTTTCTGAACTCTTATTTACATTTAAAATATTATCTACCTGCGCGTATTCTCTGCCTATAGCATTGGGATTATTGACATCTGCTGCTATAGTAACTTTAACAACAATTGTTGATGTATCAATTGAAGTATTATCAAGAACAAACCTCTGATTTACAGATCCATCAACAGTAAAAGTTTTCCTAAGAAAAGTACCTTCATAAACTTCAATATTTTCAAATGAAGCAATTTTAGTATTTGTATTGACTGTGGTTGTAATACTTTCTGGAATTGAAAAAATATAGTTTGTAGTTAGGTCTCCAGTCCCAACACAGACTAGTCCTGCATCGAGTGTAAGAGACGGTGTAGTCGATGCATTAGGAACTTGTACATCGAATTTTACAACCGCCTTGGAGGCGGTTTTAGAACGAGGTACATAACCAATGTTTCTTGCCAATGAAACAACATTTTCTCTTAGAGTTGCTGAATCTAAGAAAGATTCATTTGCAACCATATTTGTGTTAAATGCCGTAATGTATGTGTTATATGCTAACACATCAATTAAGACAGAAAAATTAGATCCCTCAAAGTCAAAATCCGTGAAATTAGAATTTGCACGAATGTAGTCTTTTATGGAAGTTTTGATCTGATCAAAATCTAGATTTGTAAACTTAGTAAAAGGCATATTACTTTACTGCCTCTAATAAAAATGTAAATTCTTGTGTTGGAAAATCTTGACCGATAATATCAAAATAAACAGTGATATTAAATGCATTTAAATCTGGTTGAGGATCAACATCAACTTTAAGGTTTGTAACTCTTGGTTCAAAATTTCCGATGGATGTTTTAATTTGGTCTTCAATGACTGATGCAGTACCAAAATCTATAAGTTCGAATAAACTTGATCGTACATTTGTTCCAATTAGAGAATTAAAAAACCTTTCCGTTGGGATTGTTTCAACCAAATTTCTAACACTTCTACGAATCGCAGATTCATTACGAAGAATAGATAAATCTTTTGTCACAGGATGAGGTTCAAAAGACAAACTAATGTCTTTAAATGCTCTAGAAATCCTTGTGATTGCCATTGGTCAGTTGTTTTCTTGACTTATTTATATTTACTTCCAAGGAATTCCATATGATGGTTCAGTTCCATAACTCCAGTCATCATAATCTTCATCATTACGAATTTTTTCGTGCAATTCTTCTTGCTTTTTGAGATTATGTTTAGGTGCAAGATCGTGCATAACTTCTTGAATGACTCTTTTTGGTGGCGTTGCCTCATAATCTGTAATTAGTTTAGCAGTACCCCACATTTCTCTCATATAATTGGGGTCTCTATCGACTGGTAAATTAGACATTTTAGCTCCTGTTTTAATGAATAAAACAGAACTTTTATAAAGGAGGTTGCTATCTCCCTGCTTCTATTTAACGGTCTACTTCACGAATCGAATATGAATCCGAATTAAGGTACTTTAAGATTTCCAAGGCGATTAAACGTGGATCTCCATCACCACAGGTATAGACATCAACTGCCAAACACTGATTTTCTGGCCAAGTATGGCAAGAAACGTGACTTTCTGCAAGTGCAATGACAATTGTGCACCCCTGTGGATCAAAATGATGCAAAAAAGTGTTCAAAATCTCCATTTTTGCACGTTGAATGCCTTTAATCATGGCATTTTGAAGTGATTCTGCATCATTAATTGCCTCTGAGGCAATATTATACACTTCTAAGAGCAAATGTTTGCCCATTGAGACTTTTTTCAACTCGATTTTTGGTAAAAAGTTATTTATTTTCCCGTTCTTTTGCCGTTTTCCAAAAATATTCATCTTCATTTCCCATTGCAAGACGATCATAACTGTTTTCAACCTGATAATAACGTGTTGAAACCTTAAAATCAGGTGTTTTTGGATCTTTTGGAGTTAAACTATTATCATAGATGCGTATTCTATTGTTCGGATAGAGTGCAAACTGCCCGTTTTGCAGTTCAATCAGATTATGTGACTTGTGTTCTGCCGGATTTTCACTTGTGGCATAGTCAATCACATCTGGATCTTGATGGTAGTTGTCTAATGTGCAGATATAAGTGCCTTTTTGAGCTCCAAAATCACGGGTATAACATTCATAGTCCATTGATCCAATAAACTGTTTCCGAATTGCGACGACTCCATAGTCCATACAGTCCCAAAATTGAAGATTAGGTAAATCTAAATCTGGATTTGGAATTTCTGGACGAGATAAAAAAGCACTAATGGGCAGTTTATCATACATCGCGGCATATTCTGGTAAATAGGTTTCAAAATAAAAAGCACGTCCAGGAATTGATTTGGCAGATACCCAAACACCTTTTATAAATTCTCCCCAACCACTTTGATGATCGGTTAAATATTCTTTACGAATCCAGATTTCTTGTGAGGGAAGATTCGTAATTAAACAAGACATAAATTTATTTTTAATTACCCTATCTATTTACTTAATTTATTTTCCTTGTCCCCGATATTTCTTTGAAGCCTCATTGCGAGAAGACGCTGCATACTTCGTACCGTTTCCCGTTCCTTGACGAGATTTTTTAGGCGGACCAGGACTATAAGAACTCTTATTCAGTCCACCTTTTGCTTTTGCTGCCATTTGTTATTCTCCAATAAAATTTCAGTTTCAAGATCTTCAGGTCGTGGAGAACCTGTCTGATAAAACTCTACTGACAGATTCTCCATTACATTGAAATATTCTTCCTCTGTAAGAGAAGTATAAATTTTTCTCCCTTGACAAAGTATATTATACCGTTGGTTAGTCATCAAATTACTCTTGTTTTTTCGTGTCCGACGCGAATGCGAGGATCACACCAGATTTCAAATCCTGCTTCCTTTGCATCTAAACAGAATGATACATCTTCTCCACACATATCCTGAACTTCACCAGACTCAAAAACTTGCATCTTTGGTGCAAACCAAGGATATTTTATTTTAGGATGTTCAAAAACACCATTCTTGATCATAATCCAACCAAATCCAGCATAATCAACTGTAAATGGTTTTCTACGCTTTGAGATACTTTCAAGTGTTTCATGATTCATAACTCCACCATTGTTACGGAAATCATCTTCTTCCATCCAATGTGCAACCGAAGTTGTCTGCCCGTCTTCCGTACAATACCAACCTGAAGAAATATCCTTATCTAATAAAATCAGTTGATAAAACTTTTCTGTACTGAATATAATATCACTATCAATCCATAGTTGATAATCATATTTCAGTTTTCCATCCCAAGGAATTTGATCAGGTCCTCTCAATACATTTGCACCTAAACACTTACAACGTGCAAAATTGACCATTGAAGAATAGTCTTGAGAAATTTGAATTGATGCTCCTGCCTGAACAATATCAAAGCAAAGTTGAACAAAATTCTTTAGATATGCATATGATACGCCTCTACCAGGTAAACAGAATACAATAGACTTACCCTGAATCATTTCACGTGCTTTATTGTAATCCCATTCTTCTATTTGTTCAGCAATTGGCGTTTTTGCTTTTACAGTAAATCCTTTAGCCATAAGATAGTGTAATTACTTCAGTATTATAACGTATTATGTATGTGTTGTCAATCTTTCTCAGTAATGATAATACAATCTCCTTCAATCTCTAATTTAACTTCTGTACCTTCATACCACTCAAATTCATTCATAATCCATTCTGGTAGTTTAACATAATAGTCTCCACTAATTGGATCGACTTCTACATTGGTAAAATTTTTGTCAGAATTTTTTTGCATCTCTATGATTTTATTTTTTACTTTTTCTTTTATATAGTTTTTTTTATGTGAAAAAATTTTTATATCCCCTGTGTAATTTCTTTTGCGTTTATGAAAGAGGTCGCAAAAGCAAGACTTTATAGCTTACAGGGACCCATTGATTTTATAAACGGGCCGCCCCATCACCCCCTTATAACCCGCTTAGCGCGGCGCCGCCGCCACGGGGACGGGGCGGGGACACTGCTGATTCACGAACGCATGGCAGGGGGGGGTCAATACCCCAACCACACCAGGAACTCCCCAGCATCGACCCCACCGAAGTGGGAGGTGGTGCCGTAGTCGGTGCGGAAGTCATCCCACAGCCCGTGCTCCTTCGCAGCGTATGCCGCTTGGTGCCAATGAATGGTCCCGTTGTCGGGGTTGGTGATGGTGGCGATCTGATCGGGGAAGGTCATGAGGTGCTTTGCGGTTGAGAGTATTGTAGCAGGTCAGGCAGCGAAGCGGTCGGCGTAGATCTGCTCCAGGCGGTAGGCCTCCTCCTCCCGTGCCTCCTCCTCCAGGTTGCCCTCCAGGGTTTGACGGCAGTGGATCAACTCATGGATCAGGGTCACCACGTACTCGGAGCGGGGCAGGTCACGCTCCACTTCCACCAGGAACTCATGCCCGTCCTCCTGCTGCCAACCGACCACGCCCTCAGAGGTCAGGCGGCGGTGATGCACGGTGACGGTGGCAGCACCCAGCAGCGGTTCCTGATCCAGCATGAAGCGGTAGACCTGCTGGGCAAGGCGGGGGCGTTGCTTCTGTCCTGAGGTGAGCAGCATGGGTCGGTTGCTTTGGTTCCCATAGTATAGAGCCCCCACCCACGGAATGCGGGCAGGGGGTGGACGGTTGATCAGGTGGCGTCGGCGGCGATGCTCTCCAGAATCTGTAGGATCTGTTCTCCGTTGCTGCCCTGGCGAAGCAGGGAGACGGCAAGGTTCAGGGTCATGGTGTGGTAGGATTGAGGGTTGAGGGTCGGGCGTCTTTAGGGCGCACCCGTTCCCATTGGATCAGAGGTCGGTCATCATGTCCAGCATCTCTTGGGCGTCAATCTTAGAGTCATCCCAGCGAACGCCGTCGGGGGTCTGCAGGAGGTGGCGACCGATCTGCCCTTCGGTCATGCAGCGGACGAACTTGGTCCAGGGGTTCTCAGATCCAGCGAACGCCACACACGCCTTGGCGGTGTTATAGAGGAACTCATCGTTCTGAACCCAGAGGGAGGCGTTCCAGGTTTCGTAGTTCGCCCAGCCGTTGTAGGTGGTCATGGTTCGGTTCGTTTGGTTGATGGGTTTAGTCTACAGGGTCAGAGGGTCAGCGACCATCCCAGTGTGCGGTCTGCCAACCGTCCCGCTCAGCACGGCGGCGATCGTAGGCGTCAGCATCCATCAGGTCATCGTGCTCAGGAAGGCACAGGTCACCAACCCACTGGATGGGGGGAAGGTCGTAGGTCAGATCGGTTTTGTTCATGGTTTGATTATAAGGGGTCAGGGCGGCAGGGGTCAATCCCCTGATGGACGGTTCCGCGACTGTCACATGCCGTTCAGGAAGTCATGCAGATCCTGCTGATACTCCTGTTCGGTCTCATAGGTGCGACCGTGAATGATGCAGGGGAACTCCCGCTTGGGGGCGGGTGCCTTGCTGGGCTCCTTACCCTGGGAGAGGATCTGAGCGACGTAGGGGTTGTTGGTTTTGTTCATGCTGTTAGTATAGGGTGCGCTCAGTTGAACCAG